TGTCTATACTTACATCGCTGACAATTATCAAGATATTCGGTTCGATCGATCTTTGATGCAAGTCTATACGATTGACATCGAAGTTCAATGTGAGAATGGGTTTCCGAATCAAGAAATTGCTGCTGAGGAACTTTTATCAATCACTGTCAAAAGATATGGATTCGATGATATTATTGTCTGGGGTATCGGTGAATTCAAAACTGATAATGAATTTGTTCAATACAATAGATGTCAGAATGAAGTAGAACTTCTAAACAAATTTATCGTTTGGTGGGAATCAATTCATCCTGATGCAATCACAGGCTGGAATACTGAATTCTTTGACATTCCTTATATCTGTAATCGAATTAAACGTTTATTTGGTAATGACACATTGAGAAGACTCTCTCCATGGAAGATTGTCAATGAGAAAAAGATTAATGGAAAATTTGGAAAGGCTAATACTGTTTATGAGATTTTAGGTATTTCTAATCTAGATTATCAGCAATTGTATCAAAAGTTCACTTATACAAATCAAGAGTCCTATAAACTAGATCATATTGCATTTGTTGAACTGGGTGAAAGAAAGGATGAGAATCCTTATGAAACATTCAAAGAATGGTACACAACAGATTATCAAAGTTTTATTGATTACAATATTCAAGATGTTCTTTTGGTAGAACGTCTTGATGCGAAAATGAAGCTAATGGATTTGTTGATGACCATGGCATATGAAGCAAAAGTCAACTTCCAAGATGCGTTTACTTCGGTAAAGTATTGGGATATTTTGATTTACAATCATTTGCGAACACAAAATATTGTGATTCCTCAAAAAAACTTATCCTCAAAGTCTGGCCAATTTTCTGGTGCATATGTAAAAGATCCTGCTGTTGGTCAACACAAATGGGTTCTTTCATTTGATTTGAATTCATTATATCCACATTTGATTATTCAGTATAATATTTCACCTGAAACATTAGCTGATGATGGTGTGAATTTTGGTGATACAAAGATTGGTAAATTCGTATCAAAAGAATATGATACAGAATTTCTGAAGGAAAAGAATTTGACCATGACACCAAATGGGACCAAGTTCAGGATTTCGAAACAGGGATTTCTTCCTGCTATGATGCAACAGCTGTATGATGATCGAACGACATACAAGAAAAAAATGCTTCATGCAAAACAAAAATATGAGGATACAAAGAATACAGAATATTTGAATGATGTTTCACGTTATAATAACATTCAGATGGCTAGAAAGATATCATTGAATTCAGCCTATGGTGCTATCGGCAATGAATGGTTCAGATATTTTGATCTTGCGATTGCTGAAGGTGTAACTACTGCTGGTCAACTTTCTATTCGTTGGATTGAACGAAAGCTGAATGAATATCTTAACAATCTTCTTAAAACTGAAGATGAAGATTATGTGATTGCATCTGATACTGATTCAGTTTATATTTGTTTTGATAAACTTATTGATAAAGTATTCTGTGCTGATACTTTTACTGAAAAAGTGGTATCGTTTCTAGACACTATTGCTAAAGAAAAGATAGAACCGTATATTGATGAATGCTATGAAGAACTCAAGCAATATATGAATGCTTTTGCTCAGAAAATGCAGATGAAACGAGAGGTGATTGCTGACAAAGGTATCTGGGTTGCAAAGAAACGATATATTCTTAATGCATGGGATATTGAAGGTGTTCGGTATGCAGATCCTCAATTGAAAATTATGGGTATTGAAGCAGTCAAATCATCAACTCCATACCCTTGTAGACAAAAGATCAAGGAGGCGCTGAAGGTAATAATGTCTGGTAATGAAAATCAGATTAATGAATTTATTCAGAACTTCCGAAACGAATTTATGAAACTTCCTGCTGAGGATATTGCATTTCCAAGATCTGTCAATGGACTTGACAAATGGAGTGACTCATCTTCTATTTACCGTAAATCGACTCCAATGCATTGCAAAGGAGCATTGATTTATAATTATCTTCTCAAACGTAATAAATTGATCTCCAAATTCCCTTTGATTCAAGAAGGTGAGAAGATCAAATTTCTCAATCTAAGAAAGCCCAATCCATTACAGTCAAATGTAATTTCTTTTATTAGTAAACTGCCAAAAGAACTAGATGTGACTTCATATGTTGATTATGAAGTTCAATTTGAAAAGGCTTTTGTGGAACCATTGATGTTCATTGTTCGCCAAATCGGCTGGGATATTGATCGTACATATGGAACACAGCCAACACTTGACAATTTCTTTGGGTGAATAATATGACAAGGATTGATGCTCAGAAATTAATATTTAAACAAGCAAAGAACTTGACAAATGCACTTCCACGTGGTAGTATGGTATACATACATTGGAAAAATGGTAGTCCAGTAGTTCTTCCTGAGAAAGAAAAGGGATATGGAGTGATCACTTCTGTTCGATTAGAATCAATACTAAAAAAACAATTTTGGCTAGTGGCATAATGTGTGGAGTTATAGGAATAGAATTAACTGATGTGAGTGATCAAGATATTTCTCTGATAAGAAAAATATTCAAACAGACAATGATTCGAGGAAAACATGCTACTGGTATTTCATATCGCAAACATTCTGAAATATTAACAAAAAAAGAAAACATCCCAGCAAACAAATTTCTTGACAAATCAAATTTTGAAAGATGCATTGATGATGATGGTACAATCTGTTTGTTAGGGCATATTCGTTATTCAACGTCTGATTTAAGATATCCTCAACCATTCTCATCTAATAGATATAGCATAGTTCATAATGGTGTAATTTCTCAGGAAGATAAAAGTACATGGAAGTACGAAACTGAGACTGCAAATGATAGTGAATTGATTCTACAGTCATTAGAGAATAATAAGAATCCATTGATTGATTTTGTTCCTTCTAGTATGTCAGTTGTAATGCTTGACATTGAAAAAGGAATTACAGGATTCAGAAACGAATCTCGACCATTATGGTATACAAAACTTGATAGAGGAATTATATTCACATCAACAAAAGATATTGCTATTCGCAGTGGATTGAGTAATCCACAAAGATGCGAGATGTATGTAAAATACACAAATCAAGGAGAAACAAAAGTAAAGAAACCACATGATATTCAAGACCAACAACCATGAAAATATTAATGACATTATAGAGAATTCAGAAAATGGAAACAATACCAAGTTTTTAAATTCTGCTCATAGTTTGTGGATTCGTTTTAAAAACTATGACAAAAATCCTCCAATCGTAATGTATGACAATGATCAACCAGTCTCTGCAGTATTTACTACATATAGTAAAAGAACTTCTTATATCAATCTTTATGAGATTGTGACTTTCCAAGGATATGAAGGAAAAGGATATGCCTCTTCAATATGGGAATATGTGATGAATGATGCATACAAAAATCAAATGAGAAGATTGAAAATATCATGCACACCAACTTCTATTAGCTGGCATATTCGAAATGGATTGGTATTCTGGGCTGTTGATTCATCCGGATCTTTGAGATCAGATCAACCACTGTTTCCTACAAAAGAAGAACAATTGAGCTTTCGAGAGGAAGCTATAAATAATCCCTCTATTGCGATTCCTTCTGACAAAAAAGTTCTTGATCTTTTGCGAAAAGAGAGTATAACTTATCATAAGTTTGGAAAGGTGAAACAACAAAGAGTTGAGGACTCCATATCAAAGGTTGGAAAATATTGGTTAAGAAATTATCTTTTTGATGTACCTTCATTAGAGAAGTTTTGATGGATTACCGTTTGCTGGAAAATAGAAAAAAGGCATTCATTGATTGGTTTGGATGGTCGTTGATAATAGATGATTGTGATCCTGCTCTTTACATGTTGAATTATTTTTATGACAGATTTGAATTCAATATTGAGCAAAGACTTTGGATTACGTGGATATATGGAACAACATATCATTTTCCAACTGCATACGTAATCTGGAATGAATTTCCTGATATGGAACTTGTTGGTGTCGATCGACTCGAACAGTGGAATACTGATAATTTTAAAAGACTTAGATATCAAACAGACACAAAATGGAACAAAGGACATCTTCCTGCTCAATTTCTTTCTTATAAGAACTGGGTAGGTGATAGAAGTCAACTCGAAGCATTCCAGAGTTTGTTCACAGATAATCCATTCACCAATTTTTATAATCTTTGGAAAGAAGTAAATACATGGCACAAGTATGGAAGATACATGTCATGGTTCTATATTCAAACATTAAAACAAACATGTGGATTAAATATTGATATTGATAATCTTTGGTTGAAAGATTATTCAGGATCTAGATCTCATCGAAACGGATTATGTTTTGCTCTTGGAAAGGATGATTGGGTTGATAAGGTTCTAGATCAAGATCAGATTGACTGGATGGAAAATCAAGGCTCAGAGATTCTTGAAGAAGTTAAAACATTATTTCCAGAGCAGGCAAACAAGGCAGATTATTTTGGAATGGAAACTTGCCTTTGTTCTTTCAAAAAATTATTTCGCACTAGAAATGGCAGATATCTTGGTTATTATTTGGATCGACAAGCTGAAGAAATTAAACAAGTTGAACGTGATGGATGGGATGGAATTGATTGGACACCATTGTGGCAATGTAGAGAAGAGTCAATAAGAAGAGAATATTTGATAAACGAAATAAACAAAACAAAGATGGAAATTTTTCTAAATACAGGTGTTATAGATTACAATAATACATTTTCAAAACAATTAATGGGATTGGAGGCATTCTGATGGAAATTGTAGAAATAAATGGAAATAAGTGGCAGAAATACAAAGGAGATGAAGGACAAGATGTTTATGTTGCTATGCAAGTTCTTGATGAAGAAAAAGTTTTGGGAACATATGTTAATGATGAATCATATGATATTCTGATTGACAGTGATACAGATTTATACTTTCCACCTGATTATAATTATGATAAAAAAGAGTATCATACAGATCTTGCAGATGAAAACAAAATTGCTTTTAAATTTAGAAAGAATGTTTTCACTGCTGAGGAGCAACAAGGAGCATTTGAAGGATTGTTTGATGCTGCAGCTGAATCTCATAATCGAGGACTCGCAGCTGGTCCTAAAACAGAAAAGCTAGCAGGAAGAGAATGGGTAACACCATATCAATATGATGTGCTAGAGTATTTTATGGCAGGACAACCAAAAAGTCTTGATGGAACAGATCCACTACAGACTATTATGGAAGAACATCTTGGCAAATATGTCAAGAATACAAGAGGATTTTGTTGGTTACGAGATGTTGTCGAAAAGGAATATCCTGAATATGATGGATTTTTCCCTAAGCTGACGAGTAGAATAAAAGCAATGCCAATTGAAGAGGCAACAAAGTTTTCAAAACTTGTAAGAGAAAAGTTGATTTCAAATACAACTTATGCTGCTGGACTTTGGTCAGGTATTGCTGGTTACTATGGAAGATATCCAAGAATTCCATATGGAAGAGCAACAGCATATACTGATAATAATCTTGAACAATTTGCAAAATGTTATCCGTTTGCAAGAAAACTGGAAAGGGAATTCAATAGACTATTACCAAATCGACATTCGGCTCAACAAGAATTTGCTGATCGACTCGATAAGAAATTTCTCATTGGTGAAGATACTACATTCACTACGATTACTGTCAACACAACAACAAAAGAAAGAAATGCCAGAATGGCATGTCATCGAGATGCAGGTTCTTTGAATGCTGGATATAGCAATCTAACAGTAATCACAAAGGATAACAAAGACTGGAAAGGTGGATATTTGGTTGTTCCAGAAGTTCGGATGGCTGTTAATGTTAGACCTGGAGATCTTTTGTTAATTGACAACATGCGTGTTATTCATGGAAATACACCGATCACTGCTCCAGATTCTGGTGAAGAAGACATGATGAGAATGTCATTAGTTTTCTATTTCCGTGAGGATATGGATAATCTTGGGTCATGGGAATATGAATCAATTCGTAAAAACTTTGTTGACACAAGGAGATTGAATAAAGATCATAGACTATGGAAACAATATTGGAATGGTGTTTCACCGAATATGTTCAATGAGAAAGAATGGTTTGATTTTCTTGAGAACAAAGGTGGAAAAAATATGGTGCAAGAATATCATCCTGAAGCATATGCTCAAAAACCAACATTAGAAGGATTTTTTCAATGAAGATAGTTTATTTGATTGGTATTCCAGGAACTGGAAAGACCACTGTGATGCGAAAGTTTATGAGTGAATTTGAAGATTGGAAGGATGATCGTCCAGCTGATTTGTTAGATACTCAATATATCAAAGAAAAGAAATTGAGAGTTCTTGGGAAATATAATGATGAAGAAGTTTTTGGTGGAACAGATCGACTTTCGATGGCAGTGGCTCCGAAAGCAATTGATTGGATTTTAAATGTTTTGAAAACAAATGAGATGATTGTTGGTGAAGGAGATCGACTCAATAACAAAAAGTTTTTTGAATCATGTGGTGATTCGTTGACAATTATTCACTTGACAGTTTCAGATAAAGAAAGACAACGAAGATACAAAGAAAGAGGATCTGATCAATCTGAAAAATTTATTCAGACCACCAAGACTAAGGTTCAGAATATTCTTGAGCATTTTGGTCCAAGAGCAACTCTCTTCGGAGAAGAAGAAGGTTGTGTGAAGACCTTTGTTCATGAGAATCCAGATGATACAGAAAAAATTGTGGATTTTATGAAAAAAGTGCTTGACATTTCCTAAGGGAAAGAAGATAATAAATCCAGATTGTTAATGATTGTTAATTTAATGCAGGATTTGTTATGAAAGCTACAAAGTGGTTGTCAATCTTCCCCAATGATCAACGAGCCAAATTTGACAACGATTACGTTGGTTTTGCAAAAAAAGATGATCGTGGATTTAACATGGGCGGATGTTATCTTTATGCATATGATCCAACAGGCGAGATTTTGAATGAAACACCTGATCATTTAGATGAGCGTGTGATTTATATTGGAACAGCTGGTAGCTCGACTGCAAGAGGAATCTGCTCAAGAACATTAGATTTCTCAGGAACAGTCATTCGTGGATTGAGTCAAAAGAATCCATATGAGAACGGAATGTATTTCCGAGCAATCTACGGAGAAGAAAACAAAAGACATTTATATGTTGCATACTTTCCAATGGGATACGGTCCAGAGATTAAACTGAAAGCTCATGGAAAAGAATCAGAATTGATTTCTGAGTATAAAAGTGTTTATGGATCATTACCACCTGTTGATGGGAGGCAAGGTCCAGAAGTCATGATACGAGAGCATGCAAAGGCACTTACAGTCTCTCAGATGAAAGAGCACATTAGATGGTGTATGAATCAACTCAAAATGAATGGAGAATCTATAGATGAGTAAATTTACAGAAGATTATGTTGCATTCGTGAATAGTGTGACAAGTGAGGAGTCAAGACTAAAATTTCCGTTTGACGCATCACTTTCAAAAATGGAAAATCAACATGCAGTTCCACCTCAAAGATTGATCACAGCTGCTCTTGGACTATCAGCTGAAGCAGGTGAATTTGGCGATCTAGTCAAAAAGTGTTTGTTTCAAGGGAAGGATCTGAATGCTGAAGTTAAAGAGCATATGGTGAAAGAACTGGG